GTTACAGTTGGTGCCGAGCTATAATCCTGCCCTGGAGCAGTAACTTCGATTCTTTCAATACCACCAGCATTAGCGTGAGCTTTGGAATTTATTTGAGAAGTTTGGTTAGCATAGTTAACATCAGTTGTGGCAAACCTACCAAAGGTTAATGTACCACTATCGCTTAGTGATTGAGCACTAGATAAAGTAAGTGATGTTCCACTAATTGCAGAAACTGTAACTGAACCAGAAATACCTGCACCAGTAATTAATTGACCAGTTTTAATACTTCCATTCGCTGCACTTAAGGTTACTGCAGTTGAAGAACTTGTAGCTCCGTTTACTGTAGCAGTTGTAGGATAACCCAATGTTTCAACTGGCATATATGAATTAGTAAGGAATTTTTCTGCAGCAACAACAGTTACTGTATACATATACTTCCACTTATAACCATCTGATTCTGCAGTTGGCTGAGTATTAATATGTACAGGTTCTACTGTTGAAGCACCAGCTCCAGCTTCAATACATTTATAAACTTTAAACTCAGATGTGATAATGTAAAAAGCTTTATCATATATAGTAGCATCATCAGAATCCCAACCGACATATGCTCTACCAGAGGTCCATGTATGTCTAGGTACAATATGAGATACTTCTCCTGCTGTTACCTTTTTCATACCAATCATTTGTTGGTATGCTCCTGCGATGTTGTCAATATTATCTAAAGGAGTGAATGGAGTCGTATCAGTAGTATCACTTGTTGAATTCGACCAAACGTCTGATTTACCGATAGCTACATAAACACTACTAGAGGCCACATCCTCTTTAAAGTTTTGAGCATTGACTACTCTAAATGGTGTTGTTACGATTGCTGTCATTGTTCTATTCCTGCGCTATTATAGCTTTGTTGTTATATCTATTTATAACAGTTCCTGGGAAGCTTTCAATAGTATTTGCACTTAAAAAGCTTATTGGATATCCATTTCTAAACATCCGGTGACTGTCAAAGTTACTTCCTTTTCTGTTAAAGTAATTATTATTTATAAGAGTTCTAAAGTTCTCATCTCCAACTTCTGTTGCAACATGATTTAAAGATAATATAAGAATCTCTTTTACTTTCTTAGCTCTTTCTTCTGAATGAGTTGGTGAATCAAATCTAACAATAGGATCTACAACATAACCATTACCCTGATTAGTTATTGTGAATCCTAAGATATCACCTTGGTGTATTTTAATTTCGCCTTCTACTGCTCCTACTCTTAATCCTTCTTCCAATGCTAAATCATTTGTTTCTTCTTGAGCAGTATAATATACATCACTTGGAGATATTTGAACTGTGGCAGTGGCATTTACATTACTTGATAAGAGTACACCATCTGCATCTGTAGCAGTTGGAGGACTAATAATAATACTTGGAGCTGTTGCAAAATGTTTTTCAGAACCACTTTTTATAATAGTAGTTAATTTACCATTATTAGAATTAGCATCTGGACTAGCATTTGCTGATGCATAATTTGAACCTGCAGAAACGATAGTTACATTATCTATTCTACCATCTACATCAACTTTACAAGTTAATAATGCAGTACCTATCCCTTGACCTTCTATTGGATCGCCTGTAACCGTAATGTCTGGACCATCAAAAAACTCTTGGCCATTTACTATTGTTTTTGTAGCTTGGACTATTGGATAACCAAACCCTGGATTAGCGACACTTACATTTGTTATACTGCCATTAGCATTAAGAGTTAATGATAGTTGACCACTCTTACTTATCCTACCTTCTGCATTTGGTAAGAAGAAAGAAGAAAATGCTTCAACAAGAAGCGCTATATCTTCTGCGCCAATAACACCAGGTTGAACGCCAGGCATTGAACTTAAAGTCTTTCTATTTAATCTTCCATATAAGTCTTTATACGTATATACAAACCCAGGCTGATTAGGAACAGGTATAGATCCAGTTGAACCTTCTCCAATACCAATATCTAGTTCAACTAAGTCTTGTCTAATATTATCTCCAAGAGCAGCACGAGTTAGCTGAGTAAGAATAAGAATTTCACCAAAGAATACAAATCCAGCTGGATGAACTAGTTTATCAAATGCGGTTTCCCAATCACTTAAGTTTTTACCAGTACGTACTACATAAGAAAACTTCTGATAAAATTTTGAATCTTGTAATTTAATATTATCTGATAAGAAACCTTTGTGATCTAAGTATCTGTTAAGACCAGCATCCCATTTACCAGATGATGGTATTAATGTTTTATCATATGGAAATTCAGTTTCTACACTTTCATTAAAGAGTAGTCTAAAGAAAACTTCAATAGAGTCTGATGTTCCTTTGAGCTTATAGAAATCATTGATATTTTTATATAGATTTCTTTTATTAACAGTAAGAGTTCTAGGAATAGCTTGAGCAATTTCTTTTTGCATAAGCTCTAAATAATCTTCTGTGTTCTCATCGATGTTCATTGCTTCTTCAATAGCATTAATAACATAAGAAGGACCAGGCCCAACCCAATAAGTCATGGGTGTTACAAGTTTAGCTGTCTTACCATTATGATTTACATAACCAGCTTCAGTTGGTTTTGGCAATGATACAGAAAAGGTCTTACCAATTTCAGTAGTACGATCCTTTAATGTACCAGGCAATTCATTACCATTAGATATTTGTACATTAGTTCCTGACAATGGAATAATAGTTTCTGTTTTATCTATATTAGTTACTACAAGGCTTGAACTAGCTCCATCAAAGTCAGTAAAGAATTCGTTGTTATCGTCATTAGGATCTAATACTCTGAACACTGCTCTATCTGAAGCGATAAGATCGGTGAAGGTATCGGTTTCTACGTAGATGAACTCTTTCATGTTCATGAATTCGTAGTACTTTTCTAATAACTGTTTAATACCGTTATCGCCGGAATCAGTTAATATTTCTTCTGGAATAAGCTGGTCGATCCTAAGATCTTCTTTCGTTTTCTTTTTAAGCGAGCCTACCGATTCTACGTAGTTCGGGTTGCCAGCATCTGATCCATATCCACTCATTATGTGCTCGATCTAAATCTTGAAGTTGTCGTATAATTAATACTACCAGAAGAACCTGATGTTGCAATAGTATCTTTGTCTGCAGACATAGTAGTTCTTGTAGAATCAATTGAAAGTATCTCATCTCTCTTTGGAGCAATGTCTAAAGATTCTGGTGTTACAGAAATTCTAATTGAATCAGTAGTATCTGGTATAAACGAGTTAAGAGTAATAGTACCTTCTGTTGGATTGACTACTCCACAGTCAGATATTGTTACTACCTTTTCAGCTCCTACTAATCTGTAAGCAAATATTTTTCTATTTGCAGAACCAGGAATCGCCACATCATTAAAATAGTTATCTACTCCACCTATTTTAAAAGCAGTGGATTGTATACATGTATCTGTAGCTCCACCAGGAACATAAAATGATCCAGGATATACTAAACTAAAATTATTAGATATAGTAATCAATGGAGTTATATTTTTAAATAAGAAGGGACGTACTGTAGAGTTAAGAATAGAAGGATCTGAAGAATCTATATTTCTTAACAATGCTGAGTGCCGAAATACTCCATCAAATTTATTTAAATCATTTAATGAATAATCATCGATAACATCTGAGACCACAGACTTTAGTTCAATATCTGTTCTATCAGTTAAGTTAGGATTATATTTAAACGCTACATCTAGTTCCACATAAGAATAGTTTGGATCAACTACTGTTGGAGTAATAGATACTACATTCTTTCCAGCTAATACTGTACCTGTTACTGTAGCCTTTTCATCATCGGTTAATGTATCAGCAGTCTTAGGTTTAATAGCAATAAAGATCTTACCATAATCTGGTACGGCTTGATCTTCACCACCCCAAGTAGAGATAGCATCGATGTTAGCAAATTCTCTTTGAATAATAGCTCTATAGTCATCTGCAGTCACCGCTCTATTCTGTGATGTATATGTTAATGGAGCGTTATAACGAATTGATTCTAGAGTTTCACCTTCAGAGCCACCTGCTGCAGTCGTGACAGTGGTTACTGTTACGTTTGAGAAGCCGC